TAACACCTTCATCTACTGTAATCGACCTATTAAAATAATATTTTGTTCTATCTGTATAAAAATGTGACCAAGAAGAATTTTGAGGTCCAATATTAAGATAACCATGATTTGTATATATTCTTAAAGAATTACCTTGTACACCTAAACTAACTTCATCATTTGTTCCTGTGTCTGCTGCAGTTCCTGCTATTAATACATCATCACTAAACTTTTTATGTCCTGCAACTGTTTCATCACCTGTTAAAGATACCTTAGTTGCTATACTATTAGTAACTGTAGTAGCAAAACTAGCATCATCGCCAAGTGCAGCAGCGAGTTCGTTAAGTGTATCTAAAGCGCCGGGAGCAGAATCTATTAAAGCATCTATCTTTACTTGTGCTAATGTATTGACTTCATCATCGAAGTCGTAAATTAAATCGTGTGATAGTTTGGTTTTGAGTGTGCCTGTAATGTCTAAGTCGCCATCAACTCTAAATAAACCACTATCAGAACCATCAGGTAAAGGTGAGGAAATTCCTAATATAGAAGCCTCCCCACCAATTTTTAAAGGTTGTAAATCATTAGACAAAGGATAGCCATCACCTAAAGTGACTTCATTGACTAAACGGTTATCTTTTGTTTTAGTATATGGCATTATTTATCTGATCGCAAACCTCTGATTAAACCTCTTAAAGCACCACCTACAAAGTTATCTACCAGATCAATAAAATAAGGCTCTACAGTCTTATTCCATATATCTTTAGTAAATCTCCATTGTGCTAACCCTAATGTCATAAATCTTCCTGCTGTAAAACAAATGCTTTCAACCCAAGCACAAATTTCTTCGTTTGGGATTTTTTTTAATACATAAAGAACTATACCACCACCTGTACCACCTAATAACAATCCTGCATTGTTTGATAAAAAATCTAACATATTATTTCTCCTTTTTTAAAATAATTTCTAACATATCAACTCTTTTTTTGAGTTGCTCAACTTCCTGATCTAATTCATTAGGTTCTTCGACATATTTTAAGATTTTGTTTAATTTAAACTGTTTAGTTAAAAGTTTGATAACACCTTGTACTATCATCTTTTGTATTAACATTTCTTATTTCCGTCTATTAATTCACCCCATAAAGAAGTTTTGCCATTTATTATTTGTATAATGTGAACTGTAAAAAGTCCACCTTTAAAAAAATCTACTATTGCAAATCCATGTGCCCAGTTAATAGGTCTACCACCAAGCCAAGAATTTGCTTCATCTCTCATATCCTTCAAACATCCGATACTCCAAGCAGACTTAGGACCGTCTTTATGGGTAACAGACATCTGTTGGAGATCGTGCCAATGCCCATACATAATATTACAACCAAGTTTTCTTAAATGGTTGGAAGTATGGTACTGACCTCCATATAAATGTCCATGATATAGGTATAATTTACCTAATTTTAAGTGTTTTCCAAAGGGAATATATTTATATCCTCTACTTTGTAAATTAACTGCATTAGCAAATTTATACTGTGGTATGTAAGGATATTTTTCTACAGCAAAGTTTAACCAATTATCATGGTTACCTTCTGTAATATATCTCTCGTAACAATTCGCTTTATCTAGCGATTCATCAATCTGATCCATACCAGCATTTACATCTTTTACGTCTTTTTCGAAATCTTTTATAAGGTATTCTAATGGTGGTGCTTTTTTTCTTTTAAATCTCCATGCACTAAATGCATGCCACTCTCCCACATCACCTATATCAACATATGCATCTGGCTTAACTATTTCAATAGTTTTTTTAAGGCAGTTTATAGCAGGTTGATCATGTAATGGAAAGTGTTTGTCTGGAGTTACGATGACTCTTTTAACAACACCTTTATCCATTAATGTACCTTTCGTATTCTGTTACTTAATTCTTTTGCTCTATTGGGTGTTTGTTTTGCCCATTTGCTATCTAACATCTCTATAGAAGCGTTTTTAAAATCTTTGTCTTTTAAGTACGTTATAGTCTTAACAAACTTTGATACGCCTGTAACACCTAATTGGTAACACATTTCCATAACCACTTCTTGTACTTCTTTTGGCACATATGGAAACCAACCAAATTTTAATCTTACACTATCTTCTAATTGATATAATTTACGTTCGAGGATAATATCGCATATATCCTTATCTAATTCTAAATCTTTTATTGCAAACCCATAGCCTATAGTATCTATACCCAAACTATCTTTATATACTATCCCTACATAACCTTCGTGTTTTTTAATACTATCTATTAGACTCATGTTTGCCCTTTTTACGAAATATTTTATTATAATTTTCCTGATACTGTTTATCAGTAACAGAAAACCTGTATTTACTGCCTTTACCATTTTTCCTATCGTAATTATCTAAATCTTTTTTTAATTCTTGATTCATAAAATACTCCTAAATAAAGGGGGACAATACGCCCCCCCGTATTTATATTAAGTTAGATTAACCTTAATCTAAACTATCTGTTAGTGCGATGATTCTTCTATCACCAGCAGCATCAGCAGTTCTAGCAGTAGCACCATATATGGCATCAAGAGATACTAAATCTGACATATATGTGTGTTGATAACTTCTTTGAACTGAAGATTTTTGAATACCCCAATATAGAGCAGAATTATGAATTGCAAAACCTCTCAGTTTATCATCATCATCTGTATCTGCACCACTTGAACCTGTATCAAAACCAGTCCATGCTTTAGTTACACCTGCTTCAGCATTAGCTGCAACTGCACCAGCATCCATAAAGACACTATTTGATGCAATAACAGGCATACCAAGTAAAGAACCTGCAACACCTGTGTTAGCAAATCCAGCACCTAATGGAGTTCCCTGTGTACCTAAAGTATAAGAGTTTCCAAAGTTAGATGTGTTTGCTAAAGCACCATAACAAGTTGGTCCTAAAACAAGTGTCCAACCTTCTGTGCTTCCTGTTTCGTTAACAATTAATGGTAACAATTCAGCCAGATCAGCAGGTACAAAAGTAGCTGCTACTTCTACGTTCATTGTTGCATTAGCATTTACACCATCACCACTACCTATAGCTGAACTTAAAGCATTTGCAACTGTAGACATTAAGTAATTATCTACTGTTTTAGAAATTGCATAACCCATTTGTCCTGCATATAAGTTAAACAAATCATATGTTGATTGTGCTTTAATAGCATCAGGCATCCAAACAGGAGCTACATAATGCTCATCAAATTTAAGTTGTGTTGTAGTTGCAGTATCACTACCAGAAACATCCATTGTAATTGTTTCAGCAGCTTGAGATACAGCTTTTACGATTGGAACACCAACGTGTGGTAAATTAATTACATCACCACCACCTTGTGCAAGACCTGACAAATCAGTTCCAAGTTTTGTCATTACTGTATTTTTTTGAAAAGAATCTAATATTGCTTGTCCCCAAACTTCTGGTACAAATTGATCACCGATTGTATCTGCATTAGCACCATGAGATGCATTACCTTGCAAACCACCAATCAGTATATTAGATCCTAAAGGATCAGTTAAAGCCATCTATAAACCTACTTTCTTATTTTTTAATGTAAGAATTTAGAATCTGTCCCCAATTAGCCTTTTTTTCATCAGGTGTTAACTCTGATAAAGGTTTGGATTTACTTTTAACAGTCCCACGAGCTTGAGGCTCAACAGGAGTTTTAGAAGCAAGTTCAGATACCATAAACTCTAATACATCTAAGTCTTTATTATTAAATTGTTCACGCTTATCTTCAGGTAGCTGATCTAATAAAGAAGTTTTTCTTTTTTCAACCAATGCTTCATATTTGTCCTTATAAGGGCTAAGATTATCAACTTCGGCTTCAAATTTTTCAGCCAATGTTTTAAATTCTTCTTTTTCCTTTAATTTAGCATTTTCTTGTGATTGTAACTTCTTTTCTAGTGTAGCTAACTGAGTTTCAGCTTCTTGTGCTCTTTTTCTGTACTTTTTGCTTTCTGCTATGAACTCATTTTGAGCATTATCTTGAGTTGCATTCTCTGTACCATTATCCACTACTGCTTCATCTGATACTTTATTTTCTTCAGTCATACTGACTCCTATATGTTGTGTATTTAAATATGCAAAATACTATATCTTGCATTTGTCCTACTTCGTAACTTAAATTAAAATGGTAGATATATGCAAGATTTAAATGATTATAAGCAAAAATGGTTTGATTATTTAGGGTACAAACCACACGAGGGTCAGCGAAAGTTGCATTTCCCTACAAAAGAATCTGCAAGGTTTTTTGTTATGGTTTGTGGTAGGAGATTTGGTAAAACTACTGCGAGTGCTATGGAAGCTACTTTTTATGCCTCCCAGCCTAATCAACGTATATGGCTCGTAGGTCTTTCGTACGATAAAGCCGATTTAATGTTTAGAGAAGTTTGGGAAAAAATGGTTAAAGGTCGTTCTCAAGATATTATTAGAGCCTCAGAGAAAGAAAGATATATAAAATTTAAGTGGGGAACGACTATAGAGGCTAAATCAGCAGATAATCCTGATTCACTTGTAGGTGAAGGTTTAGATCTTCTTATAATAGACGAAGCAGCTAAAATAAAACCAAGAATATGGGATATGTATTTATCTCCTACTTTATCAGATAGAAAAGGTAAAGGTATATTTATATCAACGCCTGAAGGTTTTAATTGGTTGTATGATTTATATTTATTAGGTAAAAGTGATGAATTATGGGAATCACACCAAGCTCCATCGTGGGATAATCAATATGCTTTTCCTGTCGGAACAAAAGATCAATTTCTTGTAGAAAGAAAAAGAAATATGTCTAAGGAGCTTTATGATCAGGAATATGGTGCACAGTTTACAAGTTTTGAAGGTAGGGTTTATCCGTTTGATAGAAATCTTGATGTTGGGTATTATCCTTACAACCCTAAGTTACCTGTTTTTTGCAGTATTGATTTTGGTTACCGTATGCCATCTGTCGGATGGTATCAAACCCACAGAGTAAATGGTGAATGGCATATAAATATGATAGATGAAATAGGTCACGAAACAAATATTAAAACAGATGAATTAGCAGCTAGAATAAAATCAAAACCATATCATGTGGTTAGATATTATGGTGATCCAGCAGGTTTACAGGCATCAAGCCAATCAGGGATAGGAGATATAGAAGTTTTTAGGAGTATGGGTATACCAGTTAACACAATAACAGATAAAGCATCAAGAAGTATATCAGCAGGTATAAACCATGTTAGAGGTTTTATAGAAAATGCTAGTGGCAATAGATATTTACATTTAAACAACAATTGCATTAATATGGCAGAAGATTTAGAAAGTTATAGGTATCCAGAAGCACAAGACGGAAAAGATTTAAAACCAGAGCCACTTAAAGATGGATACCACGATCATGGATGCGATCAATTAAGATATTTTTTTATTAACCATTTTCCAATTAAGAACAGAGAGATAAAAGTGAGGAAACGATAATGTACGAACAAGATATAATAGCTGAAAGTTTAAAAAAGTTAAAAATATTTAACCAAAACCAAAGAGAGAGATATGTAAATAAGCTGTTAGACTATTATAATGGTAATAATACACAGTCATACATATCTAACAGATTTGATTTAGATGCTTTTAGGGAAGTTCCACCTTACGAGGCGAACATAACTAAAAAGTTTATCAATAAAATGTC